GAGATCTACACTAGATCGCTCGTCGGCAGCGTCAGATGTGTATAAGAGACAGTTCTACAACGGCAGCCAGTGGGAGAAGCAAGGCAGGCATCGCCAGCTGGTCTTTAACTATGCCAAGGTGGCCATCGATAAGGTCACCAGCTATCTAATGCAGGGATTGACCTTCGCCTGCTACCCTACCGAGAACACCGGTCCTGAGCAACGCGAAGGAGCTAAGGCAAAGGTTATCCGCGCAGAGCACCTGCTCCGGGACGTTTACGAATCCAACAACCTGCAGCAGCTAGACTGGGAGACCGAGATAGATACCGCTATCCTGGGCGACGGATGCTATAAGGTCATCTGGGACCCGGATGAGAAGCGCATCAAGATCACCACCCCCGATATCCGGGGGATTTACGCCTGGTGGCTTGGTGACGACCTGAGCAACGTGTGGAGAGTAGCGTCACGATATACCCTCACCCAGGATGAGGTGACCATGCTTTATGGGAATGAGATTGCCACGCCTTCGGCTCGCAATGACATAGAGAAGGCACCTCGCAATGACAGCCCTTTTGTGTCATTGCGAGGTGCACAGCGCCGAAGCAATCTGGTGAAAGTAACTGAAGTCTGGACAGCTAAGGACTTCGAGCTTTTCCTGGATAACGACCGCATCCAGTCCAAGCCAAACCCCTACGGCTTCATCCCATTCATCATCTTCCCCAACTTGAGGGAGCCTAAACAGTTCTGGGGGACTTCGGATATCCCCTCAATTAAACAGCCGCAGCGGGAGTTAAACCGGGCGGTCAGCCAGTTGTCCCGTATCCTCGAGCTGTCAGGCAACCCCATCGCTGTGCTCGAGAACGTCGGTGAGTCGGAGGATATCGAGGTCAAGCCGGGAGCGGTGTGGACCATACCCGAGGACGCCAAGGCCTACCTGCTAGACCTACTCCAGGGGGGAGGCATCAGGCTGCACATCGACTACATCGACATGATCTACCGCTGCCTTCACGATATCTCCGAGACGCCCAGGGCAGCCTATGGCGGTACCGAGAGGGACCTGTCAGGAGCAGCGATGCAGATTGAGCTCGGGAGTTTAATCCAGAAGGTCACCAGGAAAAGGACCATCAGGACAAACGCCTACCATCAGAGAACCGACATGATCCTGCGATTAGCAGCTAAGTATATGAACGAGAACCTTGACGGCATTACCCACCGTGTTGTGTGGGGAGAGATCCTTCCCCAGGATACTCAGCGCCAGGCTCAGAACGAGCAGCTCCTCGTCCAGGCCGGAGTCCATTCACGCAGGACGGCCATGGACGAGATGGGAATTATCGACCCCGATGAGGAGTTCACCAGGTGGCTTGAAGAGAGGGAGAAGATCCTGCAGATGAACCAGGAGTTCAGGGCAGCGTCCACACGTGGCGGAGCGAGAGAGAGAGCGGTTGCCGCGGAGATGGAAGTGCCTGAGTAATAACTCAAATCAAGGAGGGAATTTATGGCAGAAGCCAACAACCAGGAAGACCCGAAAGTAAACGAAAGCCCGGAGGACCAGGACAAAGTCTCCACACCCGAGGAGCTCGAGACCATCAAAGCTCAGCTCCAGGAAGCCGACGAGGCCAGGTCCGCCCTCGAGCAGGCCATGGCCGAGAAGGACGCCAGGCTCGCCGACCTCGATGCGGCGCTAAGCGAAGCGAAGAGCCAGAGCGAAGCGTCAGCCACCGAGCTGGCATCGGTGAAAGAAGCCAGGGACCAGGCAGTCACCAAGTACCTCGGCATGGCCAAAGCTACTAATCCCCAGGTCCCCGAGGACATGATCAGCGGGGAGACCATCGAGGAGATCGACGCTTCAGTCGAGAAAGGCAAAGGCCTTGTCTCAGCGGTCAAGAAGACCCTGGAGTCCGAAACTGCGGCAGCCAAAGTCCCTGCAGGAGCTCCCACCAGGGGAGAAACGACCGAGGGCATGTCCAATAAGGAGATGATCGCCGCCGGACTTCGTCAAAAAGGAGGTAGTTAATTATGTCGATAAGCTTAGACGAAGCATCTAAACTGTCCGAGGATATCCTTCTTAAGGGAATCATCGAGACCATTATCAAGGACAGCCCGATTTTGCAGGAGCTGCCCTTCATTCAGATCGTGGGCAACAGTCTCAAGTATAACCGTGAGAAGACCTTGCCCGGTGTGGGGTGGTACGCACCTGTTACCGGTACATGGACTCAGTCCGAGCCCGAGTTCGAGCAGGTGACCGCTACCCTCCAGATCCTTGGCGGAGACGCCGACGTCGATAACTTTCTCAAGTCCACCAGGAGTAACATCCAGGACCTCGAGGTTGCCGTCATCGAGCAGAAGGCCAAGGCGGTCCAGCACGAGTTCGAGAACGCCTTCTTGAACGCGGACGGCTCATCGAACCAGCCGTCAGGCTTGTATAAGCTTCTCCAGGATACCGCTTGGGTGGCCGACACCGTCACAGAGGTGGGCGATATCGTTGTCCCCACCGAAGGCCTCGAGAACGGCTTCCGGTATGAGTGCACGGCGTCAGCCGGCGATAAAAAGACTCATGCCACTACCGAGCCCACCTGGCCTACCCAGGAGGGAGCCACCGTTGTTGACGACCAGGTGACGTGGACCTGCATCTATGGCCACTGGTTGGGATCGGGAGCCAACGGCGCTACCCTGGCCCTCACCAGCCTGGATGAGCTCATCGACCTGGTCAGAGGCGGTAAGCCCGACATGCTCTTGATGAGCAAGAGGAGCCGCAGGAAGGTCCAGGCCCTTATCCGTACCTCAGGCACCGTCCTTGAGACCAGGCCAGGGAGATTCATGGAGCAGATCCAGCTCTATAACGGCATCCCCATTGCCGTTTCCGACTGGGTAAAGGACGACTACACCGTCGGCACGTCGGACGACTGCTCGGCCATCTTCGCCTTCCAGTTGGGCGAGGGCGGTGTGTGTGGCTTGTCCAGTCCCGAGATGCTCCAGGTGGAACGGCTTGGCTCACTGGAGACCAAGGACGCCACCAGGACCAGGGTGAAGTGGTATGTGTCGCTTGCCCTCTTTTCCACCGTGAAAGCGGCCATGCTAACGGGAGTGAGAGGCTAAGACAACCAATGAATTTGCTGGCACGGGCCCGCGGGCTTCAGGAGAGGATACGTCCCGCGCTTTACCTGGTTTCAAGGGGACGGCCGGGCAACGTTCGCAGCGTCGAAGCTGGAGATGACCCACGACCAGGGTTAGAGAAGTCTTCTCGGTCCCTTGACGGGCCCAGGGATCGCACCGGCCAGCAAGGCCACATTTTAACCTCCCGCCAGGGGAGGGGGACTGTCACCTCCCCCTCCCCTACATCTACATCCCCCTTTAGAAAAGGGGGATTAAGGGGGATTTGAAATCATGAACCTAACTGAAATGAGAGGGAGAGTCCGGGAGGACCTCCAGGACGAAGATGCCCAAAACTACCGCTGGACCAACGACCAGGTGGACGGAGCCATCGAGAGGGTGGTTAAGGAGTTCTCTATAGTGTCCCCCATACAGCAGCAGGACGATATCGCTACCGTGGGGAGCTCGAGGGATATCGATATCTCCAGTCTGTCAGGCCTTATCAGGGTGGAGTCCCTTGAGTTCCCCATCGGCGAGAACCCCAGCCACTACCAGAAGTTCCGAATCTGGCAGGATACCATCCAGATGGACGACGAAGGCAACGGAGACGATGCCCGGGTAAAGTGGTATAAGGAGCACACCTTAGACGCCGAATCATCCACCATCCCGAGCCAGTTCGAGGAGATCATCGTCCTGGGAGCTACCGGTTATCTGGCAGCATCGGCATCGGTCTATACCGTGGACAAAGCCACCATCGCCGGCAAGTGGGCTACCATCAACTTCCTGAAGTGGGGAAAAGAGAGGCTCGACCGCTATGAGAAGAAGCTGAAAGCCCTCAAAAGCCGAGTGATCACCAGGGAGTTCTATGTTGATAGCTAATAGCAATCAGCGGTCAGCCGTCAGAAGAGACGGGAGGCGCTGAAAGCTGAAAACTGAGGGCTGAATGCTTGAATTAGGCATCCTGAAGACCTTCGACAGCGAGAACCACAAGGCGGGACTCCAGCTAGCAGGTTCGCTAACCACCTACCTTGACGATATCGCCGTTGCCACCAACATTGCAGCGGAGGCAATGATCACCGGTAACTATGTCCTGCTAGCTATCCCCGGAGGAAATCCCCGGGACGCTTGCGTCGTGGCTTCCTGGCCAGCAGGGAGCTCAGGGATCACGGACCATGGGGAGCTCGACGGTTTAGCCGACGATGATCATTCCCAGTATCTCAACGTTGCCAGGCATGACCTTACAGCTCGTCATCCCCTGGGGAGTGTGGTCCCACATGAGTCAGCCCTCAATAACATTGGCAACGTCAACGCCCCGTCACCTTCAGATGACCAGCCTCTTGCCTGGGATGCCGCTACCTCTAAATGGATCCCTCAGACTCTTGGTGGAGGGGGAGGTGCCAAGATCCAGGATGCCGATGGCGATACCTACCTGTGGGTGGAGAAAACAGCCGATGAGGACAAGATACATGGCGTTGTCAAAGGCGTTGAAGCTCTCCTGATTCACGACGATGGCATCCTTGACCTGGTAAAACAATCGTCAGCTAAAATGGATGCTGGCACAACCGCTCAAAGTATTAACAACGCTACTTGGACAAAGGTTAATTATGTATCGTCGATATGGGATATCCAAAGCGAAATCAACCTTGGTACTGACAGGATTGTTGTTAAGAAAGCTGGTATATATTTGATAATTACTCAGGCGGCTACTTATTCTATGCCTGACCAATCATTACTGATAGCAGGTATCAGGGTTAACGGTGCAGATATAGGTAGTGCGAGAAATATAGCCTCTGGCACACAAACTTTAATGCCTCTCGCCGTTACAATTTACCAACTATCAGCAAATGATTATATTGAGGGCCACGTTTGGCAAAATTCTGGGAGCACAAAGACCTTAGGCCCATACCTAGGGCAGAACTTCCTCATAGCCCACAAAATGGCATAAGGAGGAATCAATGAATAAACTCAAACAAGCAGTCGAGAAGGAAATCACCAAGGAAGGATTACCCAGGGAAGCCTTCGCTATCGTCGGAGATCCAGAGGATCCTGAGACCTGGAAGCTTCCCCATCATACCAAGGCCATCTTCCGGGCCCTGAAGGGCAGGATCGATATCGAGAAGACCGTTGACTGGGACCGCATGCCGGCAGCGGTAGCAGCCCTGTCAAGAGGCGGTTACCGCGGGGAGAGAGTCCAGGCCGACCCCGAGGATATCATCTCGGCAGCCAGGCATTTAGCCCGACA